ATCTGATTAAGCTGGTCATCTATTACGCCACTAATTATTACTCTGTTTACTCTCATTTTTGCTACTCCTGTTAGTTGATGCATCTATAATAATATTATTGCATTATATAGTCAAATAAAGGCGCATAAAAAACAACATAAAAAACATGCAATAAAAGGTTGACGTTATAATCAAATGAGCATAGTATTACCACATCGCCAAGGGATTAGCCCGAAGCAACTAACCAATAGGAATTACCATGAACTTTAAGAATCAATTAAAACGCGAACTACGAATCAAGGGCGCAGCTTGTATCGTATTAGAAGCAATATTTACTGTTGCAATAATGGCGCTTTTTTGCGGCGTATGGGTATTACTTGGGAGTATGCAAGCATGATGACAGATAAGCAGCACAACGCGCAGTTAGAGGAAGCTGACGCTTTGGAAATACAGATTGAAACATTGGCGAATCATATCGATATGCAGTTAAAGTCACAAAAATTTGTGGTCGACTACAAAGGTAATCAGATTCATATAGAAGATTTTACGTCAGATGTTGAGGTAAATAATCAATATATGGCGGAGCTAATTTCTGGCAATGGGTACAGCTTCCAAGAAGATATGCAGCAAAAGCTATATGAGTTTTCTTTACAGATAGCAACAGAAATTATAGAGGCAGGTAAGTCATGATAGTAATTGACACGGAGCAAGGCTCAGACCAGTGGCACATTGAAAGATTTCGTCATGTTACTGGCACTAAGTTTCAATCAGCAATCGGTGCAAAGTATTCAGCAGCTAAGAAAGAATGGACATTGGGTGATAAGAAAGTACAGCAAACTTTAATGCTTGAATTGATATCTGATTATCAAAGCGAGCTAGAGATAGATGACTATTCATCTGAAGCTATGGAGCGTGGCAATGACTTAGAGCCTATTTCTGTAGCAAAAGCAGCAAGTAGATTAGGTGTTACATTTTCTAAGTGTGGAATGCTACAAAGCGATACAATGCCATCATTTAGATTTAGCCCTGACGCTGTTTGTTATAATAAAGCTGGTGTAATAGTTGGCGGTTATGAAACAAAATCTAAGTCAGGCAAAAAGCATATCGAATATATACTGGCTGATGAAGTGCCGCCGGAGCATCTATGGCAGTGTTTATGCCCTATGGTGATGGATGATGCTGTTAAATGGTGGGCTTTCGGACACTATGATGACCGCAATCACATAAACGATTTATTTTTAAAAGGCATTAAGCGCGCAGATTACGAGGAATCAATAACCCAGGCTAGAGAATTATTAACCCAGTTCTTTATTGACTTAGATAAAGCGGTAGAAAAATTAGGAGGTGTTTACCATGGCTAACGTTTCTCATGCAATACTTGCAAAAAGTGACCAATTAAACTTTGATGACTTTGGCAGCAACAAGCGAGTCATCTTAGTTACTAGCGTAGAAGTTTCTATGGCAGAGCAGCCAATTTCTATATTTTACACTGACCACAACGGCAAACCCTGGAAGCCAAGCAAAGGCATGATTCGCTTATTGTGCGAGGCGTACGGTGATGAAAGTGATAACTGGATAGGTAAAAGCATAGAGTTGTATGGTGACCTGTCTGTAAAGTGGGCAGGCAAAGAGATTGGCGGAATACGAATTCACGCATTATCGGATATTGATAAAGCAGGACTAACCGCATTTATAACCATGTCACGCGGCAAACGTAGAAAGGCAACAATCCCATACTTAGAAGTTAAAGAGGCTGTGATAGAGATCACGGACATGGATAATCAGTGGATAGCAGCAGCAAAAGAAAATATTGAGGTTCTTGAGCAGTTGGAAGGCGATCCTGCATATCAAGCAAGAATTAAAAGCTTACTTTAATTTAACTAACAGGCTGGTACAATTGCTAGCCACATAACGGAGATAAATATGTACACTAAATTAGTAAGAATCGGACGCGATGCAGAAATGAAATACCTACCATCTGGCACCGCAATATTAGAATTATCCGCGGTCTATGATGTAGGTTTTGGTGAGAACAAAAAGCCACAGTGGATTAAGCTGGCAATGTTTGGGGCAAGAGCAGAAAAGCTAGTTCAGCACTTTACAAAGGGCAAGCTAATCGTAGCTACTATGGACGATGTGAAATCCGAAGCCTGGACAAATAAAACTAGCGGTGAGGCCCAATCTGGTATGAGTGCTAAACTTGTAGAGTTTGAATTTGCTGGTGGCCCTGCATCAGGTGAGCAGCAAAATAGCAAGCCTCAACAAAGCGCACCTCAACAACAGCAAAGCGCCCCAGCACAGCAACAAGCTCCACAAATGGCTCCGGCTTACCAACCACAGTCAGCTCCTCAACATGCTCCTCAAAATCAAGGTGCTACAAATAACCAGCCACCATACGACCCAAACGAACCGCCTTTTTAAATAGTTACAGTGCCTATTGAAACTTAATATTCAATAGGCACAATCAATTAGACTTAATCAGCTAATAGATTAGTATTAGTACAACAACAACCCAAAAAGGAATGCACCATGGCGGTATCATCAATAGCAATCATAGCAGGGCGCGCACAATACCAGACACCAATCGCAGTGTTTGACGCGACTAAACTAAAACAGGGAATTAAAGATTCCCGCGGCAAAGATGTTAAATACAAACTTGGAGATCTGAACGCAGTGTTTGCTAGTACATACGCTGCGCAAAAAATGATACGTCAGAATCACTCTGCGTATTTATTTACAATTGACCGTAAAATGTCACTAAAAAAAGTGATTAAAATGCTTGAAGATGCGCATTCCCGTTTGATTTTTGGGCTAGAAAAGAGAGGCAAATAATGAGCTATGTAATATTGAAATTTGCATTTGAAACAGCAGAAGAAGCCGATGAAATTACCGGATATCTTAATCCTCTTAAACTTAGCGCTCTAAACAATATATTAATTGTTAGGTTTTTTCACAATCCAGAAGTTTCAGAGTTAATTGAAAGTATTATTTCTAAATCAAATGGCGTTGCAGTTAGTAAGATATCAGCCGCAGAAATAAATTCAGTAGGAGGGTATTAATATGTTATGTATGGGGAGGTGCATGAGAGATAGAGACGATGAGAACTTTAAGATTTGGTCTCAAGATAGAACAAAAAGCCGGCTGTGCGATGATTGCAAAGAGGGGATAAAAGACCACAACGTAATACTTAACGAAGAAAAGGAACGAGCAGAGAAGCGCAAAGTTGAATCTGAGCGATTGACACCAGCTCAGATTAACTACTCTAAAAGCGATGACGCGAAAGGGAAGCGTGAGCGACGTAGATTTATCGAGGACAGGAACGACATGATACAGTATCAAAAACAATACGGGGATGAAGAGCTATGATTAAATTATTAAGCAAGCTAGGACAATGGGCGTACTTTGGGTTTTATCGTGCGCTTTATTTTGCAATAGATAGAGCTGGATTTATTGCATTTTTAATTATAGGTTTAATACTTGGATCAATATTAACTTGGGGTGTGCTATGAATATATTTGTAATGTACGACATGCAAAATAAAACGTGGAATATTATGAAAAAGAATGGCGCTAAAAATATTGATAGTGAGTGCATATTGTATGGAGACATTGAAGAAATATGCGAGTGGCTAGATGACAATAAAGGTTTGTTCACAGAAGTTCATAACTAAAGGGGGTTATAATGCTAAAAGTAAAAACGTTATTATTTAAAGCTCTGATCTCAATTGATAGAATGTTTAATTTATTTACAGGCGGAGTATTTCAAGAAACATTTTCAACGCGCTGTTATATTAATGCGCAGATGAAGCCACCGGGTAAAGTTAAAAGCGTTTGGGTTAAAATAGAGAAATTAATTGACTGGATGTTTTGGGAATATCATTGCAAATATTCTTTTGAATTTGAAATGAGATTGAAAAGAGAGTGGGCGATTAAATACGGGGTATTAAATGAAAATTAAAAAATTTACTAGACCAGCGTTGCTATTAATCTGGTGTGTTGCAATTGCCGCATACATTATTATTTCTGAATTAGTGAGGATTTTATGAAGTATTTATTTCAACATGAGGGCGTTAACTGTGCAGCTAAGACAGCGTTTAGCTTAACGATGGCAACAATATTGGGCAAGATACTCATAGCAAGCTATACAGGCGCAACAATTGACTATGCCGGAATGAGTGTATTAATCGGTGCAGTCGGGGCGATATATTTCGGTCGCTCACACACAAAAGCAAGAGAGGGCAAATGATTAGTTTTTTTACTGGAATATGGCCTAAAATCACGGCGGCATTCGCTGCTGTAATTGGTCTAATGTTTATTCGCGCAAAATACCAAGCTGATAAAATCGAGGACTTAGAACATGAGAATAAAATCATCGAAAAGGAATCTGAAATTAAGACTGAACAGGCAGAGTTTAAGGCGCGAGTTGTGGATGCTGAACAAGAAAAAATTGATGAGGTGGTGGTAAATGACGAGAACGAAAGCAATTTTGATAGGCTTAATAAGCACTAGTCTTGGGGCGTGTTCAAGTGTCGAGGTGCTGCATGTGCCCGTGGGGTGCTTAGGACTTCCTTATGTTGATGTTCAGTATACTCAAGTAGAAGCGGAAAGTTTGAGTAATGAAATAGTAGATAAAATAGTGCGCACAGAAGCGATTTATAAAACTAGAATTAACTCGCAATGTGCAATTAATAAAAAACATGACGAACTACATGGAGATGATGATGATTGATAGTGAGTATTTTGAACGCTCTGAATTCGCTTGCAAATGCGGGTGCGGATTTGCAACTGTAGATGTTGAGTTGTTAAATGTACTAACAAAAGTCAGAATGCACTTTGACTCTCCGGTTATCATTAATTCTGGATGCAGATGCGAGCAACACAACAGAAATATAGGTGGAGCAGATGGCAGTAAACACAAGCTAGGCATTGCCGCTGATATAGTTGTAAAAGGTGTTAGTTCTGTTGGCGTTCATGCTTTCATTAACTTTAACGTTGGCAATAAGTACGGACTAGGATCTTATAATACGTTTACTCACATTGACGTTAGACCAGATAAGGCTAGGTGGTAATTTGTAACTCCATGATTAAAAATGGTATAATTTATATTTGAGTTAGCTATGGGGCGTTATGTTCAACTTTTTAACGCTGCATGGAGACTCATTGCTATATATTTATACAATTGTAATGATAATAATCAATTGGATAATCCCATTATTTAAATTTATCAGGGCGAAAATAAATGTCAAATCCTCAGACAACGGCGAACATCTTAGCGGGCGTAACGATAACGGGCGCTGGGATGCGGTGGATGGATTGGATAGATGCGAATTCAGTCGCTCTGACAGTAATAATCGTTTTTACAACGGGGTTGGGGTCAATTATATTAAGCGCTTGGGGAAAATATCGAGAGCTAAAATTGTCAGCAGAGCGAAACGAAATACTAAAAAGCCAAAATAAAAAATACAATAAAAGGGAAAGCGATAAATAGCTATTAAACAACACATTTCAATAGATTTAAACGATTGTACAAAGTCGGGCTGATAGTCAATAATTAACACGTCAAGAAATACAGAACAGATTAATCAAATGTTGTCATCGTGCTACGCTCTGTTATTCGGGCAAGGGCGCACCGTCGGGCTAACGTAACTCCTTTTACGTTCCAATTACTAATCTAATTAGTTATGGTCAACAGGTGATAAGTCAAACGATGAAAGGCTGGAGGGTGCGAAGTGTATCCATCATGGCAGATTGACCCGCTGCGGCTGCTAGGGTTTTTATTTGATATTAGCAATTATTCGATTGTTAATATTTAATAACCAAAGGAATAGCGTGAGCGACTACAAAGTAAGCGTGATTAAACAAGCGCTAATTGAGTGCTACAAAAAAGAAAATAAAAGATTATCAGAGGTAATTATGAAATTTGAGGTGGACGGTAAAGTTTTAGATAAGCTAAAAGAAAAAGCAGAACGTGAGGATTTAGAATTGCAGGCGTTATTAGAAAAGTTTGCAGATAGTTAAAGGAGAAAGTTGTGAGTGAATTAGAAGAGGGGTTTTATTGGGCTGATGTGCGCAATCAAAGGGGAGTTATTGAAATAATAAACGGGTATTATTGTCCGTGCGGTAGTGAGTATTTTGGAAGGGCAGCTATAAGCACATTGCAAAGTATAAACATTAACCCCAAGCGAATAATTGAAGAATAAATACTAGGCCGCTTAATTGCGGTCTTTTTGTTTGCGTTGATAAAAGTGTTATAATGAGGCACGGCAGTGCCAATAATTAAAGGGGGTAATCAGTGATTGCTAAAGTTAAATTAACAGCCAAGCAAGATGCATTTGTGAAGGCTTATTTACTAAATGGGGGTAATGCTACCAAGGCAGCCTTAAAGGCTGGCTACAGTGCTAACACGTCGGCAGAGATGGGTTATGAAAACTTAACAAAGCCAGCAATAAAGCATCATTTATTAATAGCAAAAGAACTTATTGAAGAAAATATTCACAAAGGAATTATTGAAGAGTTAAGCAGCCTAAGAGGTGAAGTAAAAAGGCTCAAGACTATAGTTGGTGAAGGGGGTGGAGGACGCATGCCTACAGAGTCAAATAGATATGGAGTTTTAGAAAGAGCGGGGTTTAAGTGCCAGTGCTGTGGAGATAAGCCGCGTAAAAATAACGATGTTGTTTTGCATATTGACCACATACTGCCATTCAGTAAAGGTGGTAGCAATGAAATGGAAAATCTCCAATCTTTATGTGCTAGATGCAACCTTGCCAAATCAAATTTTTATGATTTTAATCATAACGAGGAGTGGTAATGGGGGATTTGACCGTAAAGCAGGATAAATTTGTTAAAGCCTATTTACTCAACAATGGCAATGCAACTCAAGCGGCTATAACTGCTGGTTACAGTAAGAAAACAGCAAACGAAATAGGCGCTGAAAACTTGGCAAAACCTAGTATAAAAGAAGCCATTGAAAAGCATCAAAAAAAAGGTGAAGAATCCTTTATATGGAGCAAAAAAAAGAAGCTTGAAATGCTTGAAAAGATAGCCGAAAAAGCAACAAGCGACGATCCAGAAAAAGGCATGATAAACATGGTGGCGGCCATATCAGCATTAAAAGAGCACAATATAATGCAAGGTGATAATGCGCCAATAGTTAGCGAGCAAACAACGACAGTCATCCAAACACTTAGCGATAGATTGCGCGGTGGGTCTAAGCGTTGAACAATCATGAAACAGCAAAAGACTATGTAAATAGAGTTGATGATTTAACTCTTGATGAGATAGCGGACGCTATGAGCTACAAATGGTTCAGGCTTAATACTTTTTATCATATTAAGAACAAAGCAGGCCAGAAGGTTTTATTTGTGCCTAACCAGGAACAAGAAGCCTTTTATTGTCGCCAGCATTGCAGAGACATAATACTAAAAGCTCGACAGTTAGGCTTTACCACCTTGAAAATGATTAGCGACTTAGATGATTGCTTGTTCAATGAAAACTTTAGTGCTGGCTGTATATGCCACAATTTAGAATCAGCGAAAGATATTTATCGCAATAAAATTAGGTTTGCATATAAAAGCATAACCGATGACCAAAGGCAATTAGTAGCTGAAATAGGCTATAACCTACCAACTCCAATCAGCGATAAAGATAATAGCTATGTGTTCGATAATGGCTCAAGTATTAAGGTATCAACTGGATATCGTGGCGGCACATTGCAAAGCCTTCATGTCTCTGAATTTGGCGCTATATGTAAACGCTCACCAGACAAAGCAAAAGAGATTGTAACAGGTGCGTTTGAATCTGTTGCTGCTGGTAACGTTATTACTATCGAATCAACAGCAGAAGGTAGAGAGGGCTACTTCTACGAGTACAGCATTGAAGCTGAAAGAATGCAGAAGCTAGAAAAAAAATTAAACGTGCTTGATTTTAACTTTCACTTTTTCCCTTGGCACTTGCGTGATGAATACAGTATAGAGGGCGAAATAAGTAGGCAGCTACTACCTTACTTCTCAGAGTTAGAGAATAAGTTTAATGTTGCGCTATCGGATAATCAGAAAGCTTGGTATAGCTCTAAAAAGAAAAGCCTTGGTGAAGATATGAAGCGCGAATACCCCTCAACACCAAAAGAAGCGTTTGAGGTATCAATAGAAGGCTCTTACTACTCTAAGCAGTTTACGGATATATACAAAGACGGCCGCATCTGCGCATCGTTTGGCAATACTAATGCTAAAGTATTTACCGCTTGGGATATCGGCGTTGGTGACAGCACGGCAATATGGTTCTATCAGCGCATAGGAACAGAGATACACTTGATTGACTATTACGAGAACAGCGGCGAAGGGTTGGAGCATTACGCAAATATAATCTACAAGAAAGGTTATGATTACGGCAGGCATTACGCACCACATGATATCGACAACCGCGATTTCTCAGGCAAAGGAAAATCACGTAAGCAAATGGCAAGGGATGGCTTTACAATCAATGGTCAGATTTATAGACTAGTGTTTGAAGTAGTTCCCAAAGGCTCAGTGGAGGATGGTATAAACTTCTCACGGAAAATGCTAGAAAGATGCGTGTTTGATGCGGATAAATGTGAGCGAGGCATTAAGTGCTTGGAGTCGTATCGAAAGGAGTGGAACGATAAACTAGGATGCTATAGAGATAAACCGCTGCATGATTGGGCATCAGATGGCGCGGATGCGTTTAGATATCTAGCAGTGACAGAAGAAGGCGGTAGCAAGCCGATGAGTAAGCCCATGAAAGTATCACGTTAAGGAATTACAATGGATGATTATTTTGATAAATCTAACCGGCATGAAGTCGGCTTGCACCGGGTCGCAACTGGCTTAATTAACGACTATACAACGCCCAACTTGCAAGCTGTATATAAAAAAGCTCGCTTAATGTTACTGGATGCAGAAGAAATTAAGTCTGTGAGCCAGTTAACAATATTAACAAATAAAATAGCGCGTGAGATATTACCAGAAACCACAGCAAACTGGGCAGAGGTTACGGCAGCGTTGCAAGTGGTCGCATTTAATGAGGCTTTGTTTAATGCGAAGCTATTTAAAGATATTTATGACGTGAAGCTAAAAGTGCCGGCTGATAAAAAGATTCTAAAATATATTAATAACTCACTGCTTACTTTAGAAGGTGGCGCAAGGTCGAACTCAGGCGTGTGGGCTGAATATGTAAAGCAAAACAGTGCATCAGTCGGCAACGTGTACAATAACCAGATTAAAAGCGGGTATGCAGCAGGTGAGAGCGTTAACCAAATAACTAAACGATTGCGAACAGTTACAAATGGCATACTTAAAAACGAAGCTGAGGCGCTGGTAAGAACTGGCATGAGTCATTATGCGGTCAATGCCAGAGAGTCAATGATGCGTGATAATGAAGACGTTGTGACAGGTAGATATTTCAATAGCGTTTTTGATAACAAGCGAACATTGATATGTACAAGCTATGCAGCGCGGCAAGACTCAATGAGTAAACCGTGGGGCGTGAATGATGCGTCAGCGCCTAACTTGCCATTGCATTTTAATGAGCGTTCTAATTGGCTGTTTTTAGTTCGCGACCAAAAGCGGCCAGAAGGAACACGCGCAGCAGTCGGAGGCAAGGAAGGCGAAGAGGCAAAAGAAACATTTGAACGGCGTGAGAATAGCTTAAACAAGCGCAGAGATAACCCAAACATTACAGGTAAAACATCTAGCAAGCCAACTTATAGAGGCCGCAAAGACAGCGATACTTTTAACGCTGGTCAGATTGACGGTGATACAAAGGCCGCTGCCTGGTTACGCTCACAACCCTCCTGGTTTCAAGACTCCAATCTAGGCAAGGCACGGGGTGATTTATTTAGAAGTGGCAGGCTTAAGCTAGAAAAGCTCACCGATTTTACTGGAAAGCCTTTAACTATAAAAGAGTTAATCGATAGTGGAGTTTAGATAAAGCCGCTTTAATTAGCGGCTATTGTTTATTTCAATGGTAAAAGCACTTCAGCTAGCATCCCTTCATCTTGCATGAACTTAATCATGTCAACTTGCACAAAATAGCCTGCATTACGCAGCTTAGATGCAACGCTATCCAGTTGTTTATCGTATTCTTCTTGGTCACGCTCAAAGCATTCACTTATTTTCGCAGCGTCAGTTATCACTTCAACTTGTGATTCATTCCATTTTTTAAATCTCATAAAATACTCATTTGATTAACGTACCCTATAGTATCAAGTACGATTTAATTATCTAATCGTTTGTAACTATCGAAAGCTGTTAATTGATAGTTACACTTTAATTATCAGTAAGAAAGTGAACCTGGCTTCTCCCTATTATCTCAGCAAAAGAATGTATTCTATCGCGAGCTAGTTTATATATTTCCTTGTAGTCCATTTCTTTATTCATGCCGTCAATAAGAGCTTTTTCTATGACATCATCAGCAGTGCATGATTGCATCAATTGCTTAATAGTTAAAATCTCTCTAAGGTTTTTATATTTCTGCTCAATAAGGAAAAGCGCTTTGTTTTCCATCTTAGCTAAATTTGTGTAATACCTAGATGCAGAAGTGCTACCTTGCTTTGTAGCGTAATCAACAAAGTCTTTAATTACATCGGTTTTCTGTTTGTATGCTATTTTCCCATCGGATCTAACATTCTGCCAGTTAGGATCTTTTTGCTGAGAAACGATGTTAGCCACGACTTTCTTTAATCTGCTAAATTCTTTGGCAACTCTAATCTTTAAGGCGATAACTTCCTTTGAGTTCCTTGCCAATAAAACAAGCAATATAAACTGGTCTTCATTAAGTAAATATCCTTGAGTTGGCCGTCCACCTTTTGCTGTAGGTTTCTGCATCTGAAAACGCACTACTCCAAATTCCTCAAAGTCAGATATGTTGTCTGCGATAATCTTTTTTAAGGCTCGATGCTCTCCGTACCCCATGGCAACGAATAAATCAAAAGTGCTAACTGCTGGCTGGTTGTTGGTGAGGGCTACTAAATCATTCATAAATTAATCTCTATAGTTAATGTGAATATATATTATAACATATAGCTGTAAATAATTACAATAACCCAGTTGTTGTGCTATAGCCAACGCAATTTTGCGTACGTTAAGTAACTCAGCGCAATTTTGCGTTCAGTAAAAATCAGCACTTAGCAACATTGAAACTAATTTTTTAGATGTCATTTTATGCCTCTTTGGTTGTATTGGTTTGCGCTTCTTCTATGCGCCTCTTAGCAATGTTAAAGTATCCTTCGTCCATTTCTATGCCTATAAACTCGCGGCCTGTGTTGACGCAAGCCACGCCTGTAGAGCCAACCCCCATAAATGGATCTAAAACTTTAGCTGATAAAGGGCAGAAGTTATTTATTACTTTTTCTGCTAGTTCAATTGGGAAAACTGCCCCATGGCTTTTGTGTATTTTCTTTCCTCTTTTTATGTTCCATAAGTTAGAAATAGTACCTCTGTCAAACTGAGCTGAATTAAAGGCTCGTGATTCAGGTTTGCTATTTTGCAAAACAAGAAGGACCTCAAACTGACTATTTAAAACATTTTTACCTATGGCTGGCTGGGCATTTACCTTGTCCCATACAATAAACTCTTTTATCTTATTGTGGAATTCACCAATCAAACGGAAAAGTGCTGGCTTATTACCTGTTAAAAACTGAACATTATAAAAAACTACATCTGACACGCGCAAGCACTCGTTTAATACTTTCTTGTTAAATTCAAAATACTCATCAAGCGGCAAGTTATCATCAAAAGATTCATACTTTGTGGTAATTTCTTTTACTATTTGACGAGAGCAATATTTTCCGTTTCTTATTCTCAAATTCATATTGTATGGTGGAGATGTTAATACCATATCAACACTGCCAGTAGGTATTTCTTTCATTCTTTCTAGGCAATCGCCAAGCATTAAATTCATTTTTTTTGTTCCTTATATTTAATTAATGACACAAATAACCTTTTTCTCCCCTTTGATATATTCAACTATTGGCTGAATCAAAGTAAGCATAATCAATAAAACCGCAGTCTAGTCTGCAATTATGCTCGTTTATCATTGTTAAATGATGGGATACTCAAACTTCTAGCTATCTCCCCTCTCTATTACTAGAGCACCTAACTGTAAGGTGATGACACGGATAACCGCTTCAATGTTGGGCGCAAGTTGTCAAGGTTAGGACATTGCCTGCTTTGATTTAACTTTCTGCTAACTGATAAGATTGCATAGCTTTGATATCTAGCAAGGGATTTAGTTTATCGTGGTAAACACCGTTAAAAAACACGGTTGATATAATGGGAGAGGTAAAACTAAAAAAGGATTTAGAAGAGTAACCTGGGGAGTTGACGATTTTACACGCCAAGGCTACTTCTCTAAATCCTTTCTCGATAATTAGTCCCCACCAATCAACAAAGCCAATTATAACACTTCACCATTTTATGTACAGTTCAATCAAACGAATAGTTAACGCTAAACATTGCAACTGACGGGTTAACACTAACCGATAATGCAAACCTATTTGCAAACGGGCTGTAATCGACTGTAAGCGCAGGAAGAAACACAACGCCAGAGTTACTGCAATAACTGCCTGCTGTGTATGTGAAGTCACCCTGCTTAACTTGGTTAGTGCATTTATAACCTGTCGCTATGCCGATGTTAGCTGATAAAGATAGATAATCATTAACTTTATAATCAGGAGTGTAAGTGAGATATAAACTTTCTTCATTCCAGCTATTCTTGGACACATAAACAGCCTGCACATCGTAAAGCTCAATACCTATCGACGGGTTAGATTGATTTAAGTGTTTTCTATCGCTTGAATCAAAGTGATAACTGCTAAAGCCTACAATAACCTTTGCATCAATATCTCTCGCTTGAGTTGTGAATGACGCGCTAATTAATGCAGCTACTAATAATAATTTATTCATTGCCATTGCCTTTGTTTAATTCGTCTTTATTTAAAATCATGCAGTGCTTAACATTAATTAAACACTGCCTACCGTTCACTGTCGCTCTTTGCCAGTTCTTCAAGCGCTTCTGGTATGTTTGGCGGCTTAACCCGTGAGCAGCCGCCTGTTGCTTTATAGTCATAACACCTCTTTAATTCCAAAATCTTCATTGTAAACAAACCCATTTCCGAGTTGAAATCCTTTATCTTCAAAGCGGTCAACTCGAACAGTCCAAGTTTCTCCTATTTTCATAGAGAAACGAGGAAGGTAGATGTCTTTTGTAAATATTACTTTGATACGTTTAATCATTATTTTGCCTTATAGTGAGAAAA